CTGTTGCCGCTTCGCCTATAGAAAAAGTAAAACAAAAAGCAAAAGAAAAAAGAGCCGCAGAGCTAGGCATACCTATCAGCGATCCTAAAAGAGACACGCATGGAGACAAGTCAAACCAGATTATATTGTCCGGTACTGCTTATTACGACTTTAATCATTTTGCGGAATATTGGAAAAGATACAAGTCTATAGTTTCTAGCGGAGGAAATCATGTTAAGCTCGGTGAAGTTTTTGGCGGCTCAGTTCCTGCTGATTTCGACTGGCGTGAATACTCTGTTACTAGGATACCTGTTGATAAACTGCCTGATGGATTTATGGATAGCGGGCAAGTCGCGAGAGCTAAAGCGACAGTCCACGCCGGAATCTACCAGATGGAGTATGGGGCTATCTTTACTACTGATAGTCAAGGCTTTTTTAAACGTAGTCTTCTTGAATCATGTACTACGTCTCCTTCAAAACCAGTAAATTTACCTTCCGGAGAGGTTTGCTTTGAAGCGTCCTTAAAGGGCGACAGCAACAAGAAATATGTATTCGGTGTTGACCCCGCTTCTGAGGTCGATAACTTTAGTATAGTTGTTTTAGAAGTTAACGACGACCACAGAAAAGTGGTTCACTGTTGGACAACAAATAGACAACAGCACAAAGACAAGCTAAAGTCCAAAATGGTTGATGAGGACGACTTCTATTCCTACTGTGCTAAAAAGATTAGAGAGCTAATGAGGGTCTTCCCTTGCTACGAGGTCGCTATGGACGCACAGGGAGGCGGTATAGCCGTAATGGAAGCCTTGCACGATAAAGATAAGATACCGGATGGAGAGTTACCCATATGGCCCGTAATAGAGGAAAAAGCAAAGGACACAGACGATCATGCTGGTCTACATATATTGAGAATGTGTCAGTTCGCAAAATACGACTGGTTAGCTGAAGCAAATCATGGTCTTAGAAAAGATTTTGAGGATAAGGTTGTTCTGTTTCCTTACTTTGACTCTGCTAGCTTGGGCATAGCGTTGGAGGTTGATAAATCTGTTGGCAGAACGTATGACACACTTGAAGACTGTGTTATGGAAATAGAAGAGCTTAAAGACGAGCTGTCTATGATTATTATGACCCAGACAGGAACTGGCAGAGAAAGATGGGACACTCCAGAAGTAAAGACTGGTGCCGGAAGAAAGAGTAGACTCAGAAAAGACCGTTACTCCTCTTTAATTATGGCAAACATGTCTGCCAGATATTTGAATATACCGAAGCAAACGCTAGAGGCGGGAGCCTTTGGAGGCTTCGCCGCACAGAATGCCTCTATGTTTAATAATGACAAAATGTACAATGGGCCAGCTTGGTTCACAGAAGGTACTGAAGGAATTTATTAAAAAAAGTAGGCTTGTGTAATTTTTGCGTATAGTAATACAATCGGCAATCTAATTGATAATTAAACTACACCAATTTTAATATGAATGGAACAGAAATGTCAGACGCTTTATATAGAACATGGGCCAGCGACTCAGAAAAAAACTCTGTTTATGATGTAAATGACTTAGATGGTTACGATGGTGCAGTTTATAGATCCTCGGCACACTCGACTCCGTACCGCAAGCAAACCTATATTGATATAGAGCCTAATCGTTCTGTTAGGCCTAGCTTTAATCGCTCTGATTACGACGCCTTCCGTCCCGGAGAAGCGATTCCGACAAAGCAAAAAAGAATAATGGCCATGTGCATGAGTGCCTATGACAGAGTTGGCATCATTAGAAACGTGGTAGACTTGATGAGCGATTTTGCTTCGCAGGGTCTTGTGTTGGTACATCCAAATAAAAATATCGAGAAGTTCTATAGAAAGTGGTTTTCTCAAGTAAATGGTGCAGACCGGTCTGAAAGATTTCTAAACTATCTATATAGAACCGGCAACGTTGTGGTAAAAAGAAGAACCGCAAAGCTAGACAAAAGAAAAGAGCAAGAACTTCGTCGTGCTGCCGGAGCAGACGTAGACATACAAATTTTAAAAGGAAAAAGAAGAGAAGTTCCTTGGATTTACGACTTTTTGAATCCTGTTGCGGTGGATGTAAAAGATTACGGAATGATGGCCGTTGGTAAACCTCAGTATACTTTGAACATTTCAAAATACACATACCAATCCTTACTGAAAAGTTCAGAAAGCTCCAAGAACGTTTATAAGACTCTTCCTCAAGACTTACAGAAAAGAATTCAGAATGGCGACAGAAAGATTCCGCTAGACCCGGACTCTACATTCTTTTATCATTACAAGAAAGACGACTGGCTACTTTGGGCCAATCCAATGATATATGCTATCCTAGACGACATTAGGATGCTAGAGAAAATGAAGCTTGCCGACTTAGCGGCTTTAGATGGAGCTATATCTAGCGTTAGACTTTGGACTCTTGGTGATTTTGATCAAAAGATCGTACCCACTAAAGCGGGTCTCAATAAAGTTAGAGACATCTTAGCCAGCAATGTTGGTGGCGGAACAATGGATCTTGTTTGGGGGCCAGAGCTTAAGTTCACAGAAAGTCAGTCTCAGGTTTATAAGTTCTTGGGTTCTGAAAAATATCAACCTGTCCTAACTAGCATTTACGCCGGACTAGGCATACCTCCCACATTAACCGGTGCTTCAGGTTCTAGTGGAGGATATACAAATAACTACGTGTCTCTCAAGACGTTAATAGAAAGACTAGAGTATGGCCGTCAGGTACTAACCAACTTCTGGGTTCAAGAAATTGAATTTGTCAGAAAGGCTATGGGCTTCAGATTACCTGCTGAAATACATTTTGATTCTATCGTGTTGTCTGATGAGGCAGCACAGAAGAATCTTCTCATTCAGCTTGCAGACAGAGATATCATTTCTCAAGAAACTCTACTTGAAAGATTCCGAGAGATTCCCGGTATTGAAAGGGTTAGGGTACGTAGAGAAGAAAGAGAAAGGAAGAACGACGTTAATTCTCCAAAGAAAGCTGGTCCGTATCATAATCCTCAACATACTAACGATATGGCTAAGATAGCTATGACGAAAGATCTAATCGACACCGAAGAGTACTTCGATCAGTTAGGATTACCTCATAGACCCGAAGAGGAACCTGAAGAGCAGCCAGAACAACCAGCCGCACCAAAACAGGAAAAAGAATATGAACCTGTTGACGAGGGTGGCAGACCTCAGCTTTCTAGAGACGAAACAAAGAGAAAGCAGAAAAGGGTTCTTCCTAGAAGCGGAGAGCCGACCGCAGCTACTATCTGGGGCATATCCGCACAGGATAAGATATCTTCAATTATAACCCCGATAGCATGTGCTCATCACAAAAAGAAAGACGCTAGAGCTTTAAGTAAGTCTGAAGTAGATGAGCTAGAATATCTAAAGCTATGTATATTTACTGGCATGGAGCCGTTTGTTGATGTTACGGAAGAGCTTGTTCATAAGATCATAAATAACAACACAAAGCCTAGCGAGGCGTTTGAGAATAGTGTCGCTTTTAAGGTGAAAGAGTTTACAAGACTGAACAACAAGAAACCCAATACATCAGAAATGAAACATATACACGCTTCTTCATACGCATCTGTGTTTAGCTTTTAACCAAAAAAAACCACTAGACTTAAGTTTTTGTGTAAATACTTCTACGGAGGAGTAACATATGAAAATATATGCACAAGAAGAAAAAGACGGTATAGCAGACCTTATTAAAAATAATACGGTTGCCTGCTGTGCTATCGCTGAAACAGATAATAACCCCTCAACAGAATCTGTCGAAAAACTCCAAAAGGTTTTGGCAGAGAATTCTGAGAATAACGATTTGGCTCTTGCCGAAAATAAAGAACAAATAGATTTGTACTATCTTAAATCAATACTAGTTAGTACAGGTTGGAACAAGAACGATGATGTTTTTGATCCTACGGAACTCTGGGAAGCTAGAAGCACTCCAGAGGATAAACCTTTTAACTTCATGCATAACGAAAAGGATATCATAGGCCACATAACAGCAAACGAAGTTGTTGACTTTGATGGAAACGCAATATCTGAAGATTCTGAAGTTCCAGACAAATTTAACATTTTAACTTCGGCTGTAGTTTATACTGAGTGGTCCGATCCTGAGCAAAGACAACGGATGCACAAGATTGTGTCCGAGATTGAAGATGGAAAATGGTTTGTTTCTATGGAGTGTTTATTTCCTGACTTTGATTACGCACTAAAAGGTGCAGCAGGAGAAACCAAAGTAATAAAGAGAAACGAAGCATCTGCTTTTTTAACAAAACACCTAAGATCGTATGGAGGAGACGGAAAATACGAAGATTACCAAGTGGGGAGACTGTTAAGAAACTTATCGTTCTCTGGTAAAGGCTTAGTTTCCAAACCTGCTAACCCACGTAGTGTAATTTTGGAAGGAAATGATTTCTTTGATGAATCACAGGCACAAGTTTTAACAATATCTTCACTAAAGGAGAACGATATGTCCGATAACTACGAAATGCAAGTCAATGATTTGCGTGCTGAGTTAGCAGAAGCTAAAGCTGCTAATGA